ATGTTCGTGGCAACTCTTCTCCACGTCATATCATCTATGTAGTAGAACCGAAACATCTGTCTTAAATCACTTTTCGGAATCTTATTAATAAAATCATCTGCTGCATTTAAAGCCTCCTGCAGCTCATCCTCCATAATCTGCAATTTTGCCAACCGTTTCTTGATCATAGATTTTACTTTTTCATATTCTGGAACAGGAAAGCCAGTGATCCGGATAGATCCGATTGTACCGTCAGCCCTTGTGCCCTTAACAGAATCCGATACCATTCCTTCCTGTTCAATTTTTTCAAGTCTACGCTGATCTGCTTCTATCCTCTGGTTAAGATCTTTTATTTCTTCCCGGAGTTCACAATATTGCGAAAGAGCAGTTACGATATCCATCGGTCTTTCCTCCCTGCCTTATTTAATCCTCTTCTGATCCACGTATCATTGCTTCCAGTCTGGTATAGCTTGGACAGATTCTGATTCCATGCTTGTCCTCCAGAAGAATACAATACGGGAATAGTTGTTTTACTGTATATGTGATTTTCTTCTTTGCAATCATGCGTCTACTACCTTGGTCTTCCCGCACTTTTGCTTCGACTACAATTTTCTGCCCACGGCTGTACCCGTACTTGCGTTCCAGGGCTCTCTGCTTTTCCTCTCGTCTGACACCGTTTAGGGCTTCTCCCTGTACCTGATCAGGGTATCCTTCACTGTTTTTGTACATGCTGCACCTCCTCAAATAACTCCTGAGTCTCTTCCTTCTGGCTTTTGTCAGCTTCTTCCTGGCATTTCTGGCAATCATCTCCTGCTGCCCCGAAGCAGCCGTTACAGTCTTTATTCATGGTTTATCCTCCACAAAATCAATAATTTCAATCCCCACAATCAAATTGTTCATTTCCTCTGCATCTCTTTCAAATTCCAAAATGTCACCTTTTTTGTTTTTTAAGACACAGGTGAAAAAATCTAAATCGTCATGGTAAGTAAGCTGACAATCATTATGCAGAAATTCATCTTCATATTCAAAATCAAAGCTTAGTATGTTTCTTCCCTTACAATTTCCTCTAATCTTTTGCGTAACATGGCCTATATAATCCCATATCTGTAATGTTATTTTTATTGTGTGTACTCCTCTGTAAATATTTGGATCATAATTTTTCATCTTTTCCGCCTTTCCGTTCCCCACGAGCCATTGACTCGCAGGAAACTCAACTCATAACTCAATTACTCAACTCCGAGTTGACTTATTCTGACCAATCAAGTCGCTGACCACAATTATGACAGTAATTATGTTTCTGTCTTAGACTGCGTATAGTTGTGCAATCTGGACATCCATAATAAGCTTTGCTTGTCTGTGGTTTCTTTGGTAATTGCTTTTCCAGTGCCTCAATTGCGGTCCTCATCATATCGTCCATTTTGGTATGGTCGCATTTCTGGTAATTAACGCACTCTTCACACATTGTTTCGCCAATGCTTGCTTTCATACAGTATATCGCTTCTCTGACTTTCTTTTCGTCCATCATTCTCTCATTTCCTTTCCGACAGGTATTCCGAAAAATCAAAGATACTCATTTGCTGCCCGCTTCTGTCGCATGGCTTTGTTTCGTATTCTCTTAAAACTCTTTTTATTGCACTTATAAACGGTTTCATACTTATCCCTTGTAATTCGCAAACCATTTTGTCAAAATCCAGTTCTTTTTTTAATCTGTGTAGAAAATTTCTACGCGCTTCGTTTTCTAATATACATGGGTCTATTTCCTCTTTTTCATTTTCTTCCAGTAGATAAATTGACGGTGTCAAGGTAAAGCTATTCTCTTTTATCGCTTCATAAGAAACTACTTCCACCCGTTCCCCATCTTCAAACAAGACGTCTGTTGCTATTTTATTTTTTCTCAACACGACTATGCATGTGGCAATCGAAGTGTCTTCAAACGTATTCCCCGGAATATTCACCACCCTGTCTATGTAATTGTTCTCTACAAACCATTTTCTGATTTTTCCTTCTCTTTGCCCTCTGTATAAAATGCCCGGAAATTCCAAAACAACAGCAACACCGTTATCTGACATGTGATGTAAAATGTGAAGCATAAATGCCCAGTCAGCCTTTGACGGTGGAGGTAGCGCAGGGGAGCAAGAAAAACGACCATCGTTCTTTAGTTCCTCTGGATCCCACTTTACAGAAAACGGAGGGTTTGCGACAATGCAGTCAAATTTCATATCCTTGAATTTATCATCTTTGAGTGTATCGCCTGCTGCACCTGTAAAATTCGGGATGTCAATCAATGCCAGTTGTTCTTCATCTAACTCTTGACCGTATTTTTTCACGTTTTCGTGAAATACTTTTAAAAGGTTTCCCACCCCACACGTTGGGTCGTATACTGTTTCTGGTTCAAAATCTACATATGATTTTATTTTTTCTGCCAATTTTTCTGGTGTATAAAATATTCCATTGTCTTTAAATTCTTTTCGGATGTTTTTTATACTTTTTTGTTTCATGACCCTCCGTGTCCTTTGGTTTTCTTTCCAGTTGCATGGTGGTAGATTTGTTTTCCGCTTCTCAAATGAACTCTTACCTCTTCCTCATCCGGTATGCAAATAACCACTCTTGTACTTGTTGACATACGTTCCGCGATCATATTAATAGCTTCCAAAGCTTCAACCTCCGAACTGTATGCAATCAGTTTTGTCGCAGCTCCATTTTTAAAGCCTATAGCTAATGTCCCTGACTCCCGTCCTAGGAATATGTCTTTTATCATATCTACATTTACCATATACCCTTTTTTCTTGTTGTACAAAAACATCTCATCCCCTCCTATCAAACTTCTCAAGCATCTGCTGCCGCCAGTCCTCTCTATGTTTATCGCAGCTATCGTCCTCCTAGATCAGGATTCCCTTGCGGTCGCAGAGGCCATTATCATTGTCGATACAGGTTGCACAGGTTTTATTTTTCATTGCTCATTTCCTCCTTAAACTTGTCCACACCGGAAGCCACATGTTCTTGTACATCCTTTACAGCACTGCTCCCGGCACATTTCTATATCTTCTCCTTCTCGGATTGCTTGTATAATCATATTCTTTGCCGTTGTCATTCGCTCACACCCGGTATCTGTCATCCACTCGCAGTCAAAACCGTTCCGCCTTTCTCTTCCTTCCGCCTGTGCAATACAGGCTTCGCAACCGATAGAATCTTTTAACGAGCAGTTTACAAATCCATCCTGTAATATCTGTATAGGAGCCTGTACGCAATCCTCTATGGTACTGCCCTTGTATTTTACAAAGTGTTCACAGTAGCTCACTGGATGTAACATCCCTCCCCTACACCAATGCGCTTGTTCTCCTGGTTTATTCCAGTTGCTCCACGCTGTCCGAGGCGGTTTGCCTGGATGCATTTTGTCATAAGGCTCTATCTTTGCTCTGTGATCGTCATAACAGCTTCCGTAAGAGCATCTGTTACTCCACCAGTACAGACAATTCCTGCAGATACATTCCCCACAGGAAAGAATCGTATTTGATTTTTCTGCAAGATAATCAGCAATGGTTAATTGACCGGGTAAACTGTCTTTGCTCACTATTCCTCCTCAGTCATTCCACCTAATTTCCAGTTCCATCCCAAGTTCCTCCTTGATACTCCTTATGTAGTCCGGCCAGGTTGCCAGATCCTCCATCAGAAGATCAGCTCCTTCTGCCACCTTGTCCATGAATCTCTGGCAGCGCGTCTGCCCAAAACCAAAGGCGTCATGCAAAGCAGCAATACTCAGGATCGTAAAAGTGTCCAGTGTCATTTGTTTTATCTTCTCGCTGGCCTTATCCAGGTCCTTGGCTGCCAGTGAGGTATGTATTCCAGTAATCCCCCGGAAGCTGATCTCACGCTCCAGGGCTTCTATCCCCCCCTGCCTCACAATCCGCAGGGCAAGGGTGAGGCCATCTTCCCGGCCACGTTCGTATTCACGCATTTTGTTCATAGGTTTTTCCCTCCATTACTTCCAACTGTCTGATCAACTCCTGGTTATCCCTTTGTGGAAAATTATTGAACCGGTTCTTATCTGATGCTGACTTTCTCCCCTTCTTCGTGTTCTTCAAAGGAAAGAATCCCTTCCAGCCCTTCATGGTTGATTTTTTCACCATGGCAATCAATTCCTCTGTGTTATCTGACATAGACAAAAGCTCTTCCCGCAGAAGACTGATCTGCTCCTGCTGCAGCTGCTCTCCGTTATTCTGCCGTACATTTAGATAAAGCACAAAAGCGTCATTCAAAGAAGAATCATCAAAGTATTTCCCCGGCGGAGCCGTATATATATATTCTCCTTTCCTTTTCTTTCCTTTTGTCTCTTTTTTCTCGGAATTATCGTCATTTTTCCTGGAATTATCATGATTATTCTCGGAATTATTTAAAGAAGGGTTCACTTTAATAAAGGGTTCCGTTTCATCTTCTGGCAAAAGCCAAAACCCTTCCACTTGAATCGGAGTCTTTATTGCCCGGGCTTTCACCATGCCCTGGTACCTCCTCTGTATTCCGGCAGAGGTCAAGACCTTGTCCGACTGAAAAAGTTTGTTATCGAACAGTGACCGTTCCAATAAGAAGTTCAAGACCTGCTTCACCTTATTGCAGTCCATATTCAGATCGTCTGATATTATGAACTCAAAATCTTCATCAACCTTTAAATAATATCCTGTCTTATATATCTCACATAAAAGATACAGATACAGGGTGATCCCATCCGTCCCATACCGGGCCTTCAGGATCTTTATTTTCTTGTCCGAGAAAAAATCCACATCCAGGCGAAAAAACAGATTCCCTTCCTGTCTTCGCCTTGCCATGTTCTCTCTCCTTAAATCTTTTCTATGGAAACCTCAACTCTCGGTTTCTCGCTATAGGACTTTCTGACATGCAGCTCTACCACCTGTGTATCATCCCGGTAAGCCACTCCATTCAGTGCGTCCAATACTGCTTTTACTACATTATCAATGTCCGGTTTCTTTGCCGGTAAGATCTTTCCATCCAGCATTTCTGTTCTCTTTTTCTTGGAAACACTCTTGGGTGGTTCGTAAAATGCCTGGATTCGTACCAGAAGATAAGAATCATCCGGAAAACGATCATTTCCTGCCTTATCCATATAACAGGTTGCGATCAGGTTTTCGTAAAGAACTGTCTTTTCCGGTGTAATGCTGCTCATTCCTTTGGTCTTTGGATTATAAAATGTCCGGGCTCTGGCTTTTCCCTGAGGTTTCCCCGGAACCGTAAAGCATATTGCATTCATTAGATTATCCTTTCTCCCCCCTACCATATCGGCAGGAGGGATCTCTTTTAAGCAATAATGGTTATATTCTTCATCAGCTCCGTTTCGTCTGCCAGAGCATTTGCAAGGAAATCTTTTACATTCTGCATCGCTTCATGCTTCCACAATCCGCCCTCTGCTTCTACAAGCATAAATGCCGGGGCTCCGCCTGAATCCTTGATACGGAATACAAATTCACTTCCCGGCTGCTCTACTTCCAAAAATGTACGATAAGGAATAAGAGTAACCGGATTCGGCACTAATACATCTGTTTTTGATGCAATGCCCTGCTTGATCGTAGTTTTCTGGCTTACCCCATCATCCCCATAATTAGCAGTAGTCTTGGCCTCTACATTTCCCGCCACCTTCAGGATGGTTTCAAGATCCGGTGTCACTTGGAAGTTTGCCTGCAGCTCAATTAAAAATTGTTCCTGGTCATAGTATCTTCCAAAACTGAAATGCGGAACTTCTGCAGATACACAGAAAAGATGCTCTCGTTTCCTCTCTTTATCAAGACCGGAATACAATTTTACAGTAACAGGATCCACCACATGAATGATCATTGAAGAACGGAGTTCTTCTCTTCTGTTCCGGATGTAATCAATCATAGCTGTTAATGTAGATGCTGTAATCTCTCTTGCTTTCGGTTCTTCATCATACCGGGTAAGATTCTTATTACAATAGGTCTTTCCATTAATATCTACAACTTTCGGATCCATGGATTCTGCTTTTAAATTTGTCAAAAATTCCATCGCTTCTTTAATCATAATATTTTCCTCCTTATATCAGGCCTGACGCACGGCTCTTAAATCAACAACATTCCTTGTGGCTTCAAAAATTTCTCCGGTCTCTGGATCTATCTGTCTTTCTTCTTCCTGAGGTTCTGGAAAACTTTCTTCCATTGTGATCTGCCCCGGGATCTGATTTCCGATCTCCACAGCTTCTACCTCATTCGTTTTCAGGTTTTTGCCCATACTTAAGGCTGTAACAGCACCCAGAGCCGGTGCAAGTGTGGATTTCGCCTGAACGCCTGTTGTAACAAAATTCCGGGCTTCATTTGGCTTGAATTCGATTACAACTGTAATCCGTCTCTTTGCAGTGGCATCTGTATTCGGATCCTGGATATTTTCCGCTACCTTCTCCAACTCTCTGTTAATCTGTGTAGTAAATGCTCCTCCTGCAAATTTTTCCATATCAATGTGCTTCATCATTACTCCTTTCCGCCCCCGGACAAGCCGGAGGCTGTTTTTTGCATGTGATATATTTGAATTTTAGAAAGCACACAAAGTTTCTCAGACTGCCTGGCCGGAATCCTCCGCCGGGTCCTCTGTCACTTCCTTGTAATCAGCTTCAATGGCTGTTTCCTGCTCGTTTGCTACTTCTGACATGTCCACACTGATCTCTGATTTTACACTTTCATCATTGGATAACTGCATCACAAAGTCAGATTTCAGAGGCGCATACTTCAGGCACTTCTTGATCACAGTCTTCTTTGCCATTTCTTCATAATTGGTCTTCCACGGGCTGAAGCTGCTGCCGAAGCTCTGGCTGAACTTCCGGGCATGAAGATCAACATCTTCTTTGCTCATTACCTCAAATCCGTATCCGCCGTTTTTCGCCTTCCAGAGAGCATAGACAAGAATCAGCTCCCCTCTGTCCTTTACCGCCGGTTTATGTACCAATTTCGGCTCCAGGCCAAGTTCATACTCAAACACATCGTTTTCATATACGCACTGTGCCTGGACCGTCTGGATATTGTCATTTCGGTAAACCATGTCGATCAGGCCTTTATAGCCGATCTGAAACTGGCACTCCAGTTTCCCCTTATTTCGGTAAGGAATCAGATAAGCCTGTCCCAGTGGGGTGTTGGGTTCCAGTCCCAGCTGCGCTGCATTCATCAGAGCGCCAAGAAAAGACATCTGACTGCATTCTGCAAGCTTCGGGGTGGCATTCAGCGCTGACAATGCCATACGGGTAAAACGCTCCGGAGTGATCACCTGAGGCAGCGCTTTTTTGATCTCCGGTTCCATAGCTTTGATCATATCTGCAATGCTCATGGATTTTGTCAGCTTTACTGCCCCTTTTCCTTCTACTTTTTCTGTTAATGCATCCTTTACTCCCATTTCCTCTGTCCTCCTATGCAATTTCTTTTACAACAAATCTTCTGCTTTCTGAAGATTTCACACACTTCTGATAAACATCCGGATAATCCGCTTTCAGCTTCTTGGAATCAACCCGGTTGGACACAACAGACTTCCATGATACGGAGAAGCTGTCTGAATCTGCCCGTTCCGCATCTTCCATATAAACCTTGACTTCCTGCTCGATCTGTTTCTTTTCCTGATCCAGTTTGTCCTGAAGAGCAGCTATTTCCGCTCTTCTTTTCAGTTTTTCATCAAACCCAACCAGGGAAACAGTTTTCTCCGGATCCGAAGATCCATAATATTTTGCCAGAAGCTCCTCTGCAGCCTTGCTTCCATCCGGCGCCGGCATCTTTTCGGCCAGAACATGATCATTCCAAAAATCCGACTCCAGGCGGATCAGCATCTGAATGATCTCTTCATCCCGTTCGATCTTGTGCCAGATAAATTCTTTCCCCAGGATCACACAGGCAATATACCAGGCATCTGCTCCGGTCACTGCCATATAGTGGTGGCACTGGATCTCATAAGATTCCGGAATATGTCCGTCCTTCCATTTATCTGCGGAATACGCGGATGCAGTCTTACATTCCAGCCCTGCATTCTCACCCACGATCAAACGGTCTACGTTGGCCAGCATAAATGGCTGCTCCTCTTTATAAAAGATTGCATTCGCCCGGCGGACCTTTTTACCAGTCTCCTCCATAAACCGTCTGGCCACATATTCCTCCAGATCACGGCCCTGGCGCATTGCTTCATTATCTGCCTTTTCTTCTGCCTGCAGCTGCGTCTTGTCCTGGAATACGGATATCGCTGTAGAATAAGGATTCAGTCCACAGATACTTCCTGCATCAGATCCTCCAATTCCTTTTTTTCTATACTGCAGCCATGTTTCATGATCCATATCAAGCGTGGATGCTAATTTATTTAATTTCATAATTAATTTTCCTCCGATAAATCAATCTGCTGCTTAGCAATTTCAGCCGCAGTCCTGTATACAATCGCATACTTACTGTCACCATGTGTCTCACAAACTTTTTCGAGGAATTTGTCAATTTTCCCAAGGAAACAGCCGCACTTAACAGTAATTTCGCTGTCTTTATCTCTAAAAAA